CCAAAGATGGTAAATTGTATGAAGGGCCAACGCATAAAGATGCCGATGGTAGGTTAATGACTGGCGCAACACATACAGCAGATAGTGAATACCTATACCACAAAGACGAATTGCAGAAATTTGAAAGCTATGATGACTACCCCGAAGCCGCCAAAGAAAATGCAAAGGTTGCACTCCGTTGGGCAGAAGAAAACGGATGGGGTGACTGCGGAACAGCGGTGGGTAAAATCAGGGCTAATCAGTTGGCAAATGGTGAAGCCATTACCCGTGACACGATTGCACGAATGGCAGGGTTTGAAAGGCACAGACAGAACAGCGACAAAGAACTTGGTGACGGATGTGGCCGCCTGATGTGGTTGGCTTGGGGTGGTGATGAAGGCATCGAATGGGCAAGTCGCAAATTACAGCAGATAGATATGAGACAGGCATATTCGGTGCAGTCCGAAGAAAAGCGGATTGTGACAGGACCGGCAATGTTATCCGATTTACCCATTTACCGCTACGATGACATCAGGGGTGAGTACTACGTGACATTTGATGCCGACACCATTTGGAAGATAGCAAAGAAATTTGTCCGCAATGATGCGTACAAAGCAGTCAATACCGACCATGCCAACCCCGTGAAAGAGGGTGTTCACATGATTGAGTCATACTTCATTGACCGCAAACGTGGTGTGATGCCACCTACCGGGTACGAAGATGCAAAAGATGGCAGTTGGTTTCTGACCTATTTAATAGACAATGAGCAAATATGGGCAAAAGTTAAGGATGGCGAATGGAAAGGTTTTTCAGTTGAGGGCTTGTTCGACATGGAAGAACAGGATGAAGTGCTGGAAATGATGCGTGAAATTACCGCCATGCTGAAAAATTTTGCATAGGTTAAAATCAATCTACCTTTTAAGATATATGGAATTTAAATCAGAATTAGCCGAAATGAAGTTATCTCTTGCCGCATTCATGGCAGAGGTAAAGCAGCGTTTCAGCGAAGCTCCTGCCGAGATTGCGTTTGGTGAGTTGACTTTGGTTGACGGAACTATCGTGGTTTTTGAAGGTGAGGAACTTGCAGCCGGAATGCTCCTGAATGTTAAAGGCGAAGAAGGTATTGTTCCTGCTCCCGATGGAGTGCATGAAACTACCACTGGTCTTTTGGTAACTACCAAAGATGGTGTGGTTGAAATGATTGAAACCAAAGAAGCTCCCGTTGAGGAAGTTGAAGTTGAGGTTGAAAATCAGTTTGCATCCGTTGAGCAGTTCGATGCTTTGAGAGCCGCTAACGAAGAACTGGCAGCGAAAATCGCTACCCTTGAAACTGCACTTGTAAACATACTGGGCAAAGTTGAAGAAACTTTCAGCGTGTTTGAAAAGTTTGCAGCCACCACCCCTGAGCCGACCAAAAAGCCATTCGGTTCAGTTAAACCCGAAAAAGAGGAAAATTTCTTTGGCTTTGTTTCCGCAATCAAATCAATCAAAAAATAAAATAAAATCATGGCATTTGACGTAACAGGTCTCACCAATTACACCAAAGAGGAAAGCTTACAGCTTCTGACCAAAGCGATGTTCACCGCCAAAACTGCAAATCTTTTGCAGGGTGCTGGACAGGTTCTCCCCGGTATCAAATCTGCTGAAATACTGCCTTTGCTGTATTCAGACGTTTACTTCCAATCTGACAGCTGCTCTTATCAGACCAGTGGCAACACTACCCTGTCCAAGCGCACCCTGACCGTTGGAAAAGTTAAGGTTCAGGAAACTTTGTGCCCCAAAGACCTTGAAACCAAATACACACAGAAAGCTCTTGCCGCTGGTGAAGCTATCGACATGGGTGTATTCACCGAACAAATCGGAGCTGAAAAAGCCGCTAAAATTGCCGAAGCTATCGAAACTTCAATTTGGCAGGGTGATACCACAGGCGGTGCTGGCAACTTGGGTTACTGGGATGGCTTCCTGACTATCCTCGGAGACCTCGGTTTCGGTGGTGCAGGTGACCCTATCAAAGGTAACGTGGCTAACGCTTACGCTTCTATCACTGCTTCCAACATCGATGACATCATCACTACCATTTACAGCGTTATCCCTGCTGAAGTGCTTGGAAAACCTGACCTGATGATTGCTATGGGTACAGATACTTTCCGTCTTTACAGACAGTGGTTGGTAACTTCTAATCTGTTCCACTACCCTGCAAACGAAATCGCAGAGATGGAAATCGTTGACCCTATCAGTGGCATTAAGATTTACGGTCTGCACGGTATGAACGGCACAAACAAAATCGTTGCTGGTCTGTGGAGCAATTTCTTCTTGGGTACTGACATGATGAACGAAGAAGAAGAGTTTGAATTTATCTTCAATCCTTTCGAGCGCAGAGTACAATTCCACACCGCTTTCAAATACGGATGTCAGGTTGCTTACCCTGAGCAAGTTGTTCTTTTCACACTCTAATTTTAACCGAATAGAGAAAGTTTAACCCGGGGGGTGGGGAAAAACCCTACCCCCCTTTTTAATAAATAAAAAAATATGGCTTGTGTATTAACAACTGGATTTACCTTGGACTGCAAAACCGCAGCAGCAGGTATCAAAAATATTTGGCTCGTGGAATTCGATGCTAAATCTACTCTCACCAAATCATCAGGCGAAGTTTCTGCCCACACTTTGAGTGGTGGCAAAAGCTACTTCAAATATGAATTGGAAAAGGAAACTGGCTCCATGACTTGGAGAACCATTCCTTCAACTGAAAACGGAACTGTGTTTTACGAAGCTGACTTGGTTGCACGTTTGCACAAAGTGACCACCGCACAGCGCAACGAGATTAAACTTCTCGCACAAAACAGAATGTTAGCCATTGCCTTGGATGCAAGTGGTGACTACTGGCTGCTGGGTGCTGACTACGGTGTTCAGTTGCAGCAGAGTGAAACAAACTTCGGACAAGCGTTCGGTGACTTCAAAGGTCATGTATTAAATTTTCTCCACAAAGAAACCGATTTACCTTTGAAAGTTCAGGCCGCTGTTGTAACTTCGCTGGGTCTTTGATTTTTTCATAGTGTTTTTATGCAGAAAGGGTGGTCATTGACCACCTTTTTTGTTTAACATAGAAACTACCTACTTATATTAGTAGGATGCTTTATATTACAAAGAGCGGCACACCTGAACTAATCATCACTGGCAGGGAAAAAGTAACGGTTTCTCCCGTGTATTATCTGTTGGTGTTTGAAAGTGAAATGTCGCAGGAACAAAAGGCATTCATCGTTACCGATACAAGCACAGCACCCAACAGATACCAGCTATTTTCATTTGTAGAGGGCAGCAGCACCGCAAAAACATTGGCCGTTGGTACACATTACTGGGCTTTATACGCACAAACTTCCCCCACCAATACCAATCCATTACTTGCATCGCAGGAAATTGACCGGGGATTGGCCTATGTTACCGCATCATATACCGCATTTAACGACCATGAGGTCAATACAACCATTAAGCAGCACCATATAGGATGAGTTTCGATTTACTACGCATAAATTTCACTGAGTCAAAGTTGCCTAAATTCAAGGAAAACAAGAATAAAGGCATCGTGACCTATGGGGAAAAGAACGATTTTCCCGATACGTTACTTGAATTTTACAACAGAAGCCCAAAACACGGGGCTATTGTAAGGCAAAAAGCCCGTTTTGTGGCAGGAGAAGAAACCTTGGTGGATGGCAACCCCAGCGCAGTTAAGGTAATTGATTACGTGAACCCTTACGAGGGCATTCAGGAGTTCAAAAATAAGTTAGCTCTGGATTATGAATTGTTCAACGGGTTTGCTTACGAGGTGCATTACAACAAAGTGGGGCAGATTTCTGCACTTTATCACGTAGATTTCAGCAATGTCAGGACACTTGACCACGATGTGTATATGTATGCAGAAGATTGGAAAAAGGCCAAGCAAGAGGACATCAATCATTATGCACCTTTTAACCCGAAAAAGGCCCAACCAATGGAAGTGCAGTTGTACTACTTCCGAGAATATGCACCTTCGTTGGGTGTTTATCCGTTGCCCCCATAT